CTGTTGAAAATAGCTGCGTAGCCTTCAAACAGCATGCCCCCAGTTTCATCTTGGCGCAGTTCAAAATCAGTACTGTGCGTTCTGGTTTCAATTTTGGACAAGGCCTCACCTTTCGCTCTGCCTTCATTCTCGGCTTCAATTCTAGTTACAACACCTTCTGCGTAGTCCAGCGCTCGCTGTGCAGCTCTTTTGCTAGGTCCACTGCCCCACAGTAAATGTGCCACCACGCCTGCACTTGGGTAACCATCTGAACCTGGTTCTGCATTTGGTGAGTCCAGGTCTGACATGTGCCTAGCAATCCATGCACGAATACGAACCCATTTGTCAGCGGTAACACTTCCATTCGCCATTGCTCTGGCTTCACGAATTGTTTTCGGAATCAGTCCATCACCGCCCAAACCTTCTTCGTAATACTTCAAGCCTTGGCGTGCAGCTGCTCTCATGTAAGCAGGTGGTGTCAAATTGATTTGACGAGTTTCGTCATCATCATCTGGCTCATCCATTGGCTCAGGCAATTCGTCAATTTTTGTTAGTGTAGAAAACTTGTGCGCCACAAAAACATCTGTGTCTTCCCAGCCACCATCCACAGGTCTGTAGACCTGAATCAAAGCTGCTGGGTCATCTGGTGTGCCAGTTACGGTGACATCTGCATTTGGAACATTTATGACGCCATCAGTTACAATCTCTTGAATTTCACCTCTGGCTCTACCGCCTGACGAGTTCCAAGAAACATAGTCACCAACTCGCAAATCGCCTGGTTTGGCTCGTTCACCACCTGGCTCAATCTCTTCAGCAATACTGACTGCAATCATTTGGGCAATTGCTTCTTCTTTTGTGTTGTGGCAACCAATCACAGCGCCATCTTCTTTTTCAACTGCCCAGCCACTGCAGTCTGAATTTTGGTCTGAAATGTAATAAGGCATTAGTCTTGTTTCACCACCAATACACCTATGTTCAATCCACCTGGGTCACTAACAGCCCAAAGGTCATCACCAGGTCCAAGATTTATTTGTAAACTTTCGCCTGGGTCTAAATGAATTGAATTTGCGGTACTGATACTTTGTGAACCGACATAGATATATTCATTTGAACTTTTTGTCAGATTATGTAAATGGACTTCTTGCGGTTGCACATTTGGCTGGACAATAATTGTAGGCGTGCCCGCTGAAAGGCTATAAATATTGTGAGAAAGCGGCATTAGTTACCTTCGTACAAACTAGTTGGGTCAGTTGGGTCTAATTGTGCCAATGGTTGCAATTGGGTGCTTGGCACTCCTGTGTGTGTAATTTCAGGCAAACCAAAAGCAGCTAATGTTTCTGCTGGGTCATAACCAACCATTACCAATTCACGAGCCATGCGAACACGAACTTGCTGTGCAGACAAATCAGCAGCTTGAACATTTATGTTTGCCAATGGAACACGAACAGTGTCAGCGGATGGGTCGTCAATTCTTGCAAGATTCTCGAAGCGACGAATGTCATTCACAGTGTAGAAACCAGCCTGCAAACCAACACTGTAAGCAGAATTGCGCACTGCAAAATCAGCACGTAGCAAAGCATCCAAACTGAACTTGATGTAGGCTCGCTCTCCACCTGGGTAGCGATTCATCAGTCTGCTTAAAGCGCCTTCAATTTTTTCCACAATTGGACGAATGCAGTATTTGACAAACATGAGCGAATTCTGCTCAACAGACGAATAAGTATTCGTGCCTGGCAGGTTCAGGAAGTTGGATGGGATAGAAAATGCACGTGCAACATCTTCAACCGCCATGCGCCTAGCCTCTAGTGCCTGAGCTTGCTCTGGGTTCACAGATGTTTGCTTGTATTTTGCACCACCAGACAAAACACCAGTCTTGTGAGCTCTGCGCCCTGCGTTTCTGTGTCTAGCATCAAAACCATCTGCCAGTTGTTTTGCTTGGTCTGCGGTGATGTTGCCTTCAACCTCAATCACACCAGCTGGGTTTGCACCCTGTCCAAAGAATCTGGCAGCGTATTCCTCAATTGCCATTGCCAGACCAAAATTTTCCTTCAAAGCTGTTACACGACTGACACCACGAACTTCACCTGGCTGAACAATGTCAATGATGTGGACAATTTCATCTGGGGTTAGCTTTTTGTTCTCGCCAACGACTGCGTAGCGCACATTGCCCAAACTGGTTCGTTCAACTGTGACTGACATTGGATTCAAGACGGATAGATTGACTATTTCGCCTTGTCTGTTTGTGAAAACTCGGATGAATGCATTGCCATCTAGCAGAAGTGAGGTAACCAAGGCAGAATAGAACGGAGCCTTGTCTCCAAAATCTATGTCTGGTCGCTGCACCCAGGCTGGCGCTGGTCTGAAAGCGCCCTGGTCACCATCCCTGCGGATATAAACATCTACAGGCAATGTTGAGACTGTATTGCTGATAAGGCTGATGGCTGAAAAAACTGCGTTGATTTGTAGTGCTGTGTCTTCGTTTATCAGTGTGGCAGAACGAGTGCCTAGTTCAAAATCAGAGCCTGCGCCCCAAAGTGTTTGGAAGCTGATGGCTCGTTTTTCTACAAGATTATTGAGCATTTCGTCTCTCTACTGCCAACCCAAAAAGCAACAGGAAAATCCCTGCTGTTACTACTCCCACTGGTGGAAACAACATGAACACACCAGTTGAAACTGCTGTTGCCCCTGCTGTTTGTAACACGATTGCTAGAAAGTCTTTTTTCATATCTCTACCTTACAAGAAAAATGCTGGGACTAGCTCTTCCATTCTACCTGTCAGCGCCCTGTCCACTGCAATAACAGCAGCAACAGCTGCGTCAATCTTGCGTGGGCTGGCTCTATTTTCCTTGACAATGCGAGGCCCCAAATTGTCTGTTTTGATTACTGCGTTGCGAAGATGTCTAGCCAGAACAGCGTTGCCATCATGCACCAAGTTGTTTTCATTCAGCGCATCTTTGAATTTGGCACAGGCAGGAACCATGCGTTTCGGGCTAGTTGAAGGCCATTTGACAATGGGCAAACCATAATCAGTTTCTAGAATCTCCATTGTTCGTTCCCATCTGAAAGGGTCACAGGCAATTTCCCTGACATTCTGATGCTGTTTACAAAATTCAATGATTGTGCTTTCAACTTCCTGAATGTCCACTCGCCAATCCACATCGTGAATGGCTGGGTCTTTTTCCCAGCTCTTTACCATGAACACTTTGACTGGCTCATTTTCTTTTGGCACAACTGCCCCAACAATTACAGTGGCGTCGTTGTTGAATGAACCATCAAATCCCAAAATGATTTCGTCATCTGGTTTCACTTCAAATTCAGCCTGCTTGGAATCCCACAAACCATCTGGCAACCAGCTGTTTGTAGAACTTACCCACTGATTGCAGCGCTTAGTTCTGAATTCAGATTCCATTGTTCGTTTCACTGCAGATTCAAAGTCTGAAACTGCATTCAAATCACCAAACCCAGGGTTTGCCATTGCCCAGGTTTCAGGCAGTCTGTAATCTCCGTCTGCTTCCCACCACGCCATGAAAAAATTGTTGTCATCAGTTTCTTTTTTTGTTACTCGTTCCCCATACTGCTTCAGCCAGTAAGCAATTGAGTCTTTTCCTGTGCTGTCTGTTTTGACACCTGCAGTTGTGATTGCCAACAGCATTGCCAAATTACCTCTTGCACCCATAGCCAAAGACATAACGTCAAACAGTTCACGATTGGGCTGTGCGTGTAACTCATCAAACAGAACAAAGTGAGGGTTCAAACCTTCTTTTGAATAAGCCTCAGCTGACAAAACTCTATAAACTGAATTCAGGCTTTTGACTTCAATTGCATCTCTGTAAAGTGTTGTAATGGCACTAAGTTCCTCACTGGCTTCAATGATTCTTTTAGCATCAGCAAACACAATTCGTGCCTGTTCCTTTTCAGCTGCGACTGAATAAACCTCGCCACCCCTAGGACCTAGAATCAAACTGTAAAGAGCAAGAACAGAACCCAGTGCTGACTTGCCATTTTTTCTAGGCATTCCAACCAGTGCGGTTTGGTGTCTCAGCCCATCATTTTCCCTAGCAAAAACATGTCTGATTAGTTCTTTTTGCCAGTCACGCAACACCAATGGTTCACCAGACTTACCCGCCACTGAATCTTTGGTTATCAGTCCAAATGCTTCAGCAAAATCTATGACCAGTTGTCCTTCACCATTGTCAATTGCTTTCTGTGGTACTGGGGTCAGCCATTTTGGAGGCCATGAACTACTTTGCATTTCGTCTAGCCATCAGTTCTTCTAGTTTGCTTTGTGCTTTGACCTCAGCAACACCCAAGCGAGTTCTGTCAGCTGGTGTGAATCCAAGCAGTGACAAATTTTCCTGAATCAGTTTTGTTAGTTGGTTTAGGTTTCGTCTGTCTTTAGAATCCTCTGACTTCAAGACTTTGGCTCGCAAATTCCAGCGTTCGTCAATCATTTCACAAGTCATTAGCAAAATTTCAGAATCAGTATTTGGGCTTACCCATGTTGCACCAGCCTGCCAGACCCTATCCCACAGTTCACGCCCTGGTTTGCCCAGTGGTCTAGTTGGTTCAGGCGTTTCTGTAATGGCAGGAAGTATTTGGATTGTTCCTGCTTTTGGAAGCGCTCGTTTGCCAGGGTTGCCAAGTGCTCTTTTTTGTTCAATTGGCTTCGGCGGTCTGCCTTTATTTACCATTTTCGTTGAAGTCTCTGACTACTTTTTTCAGATACTCTGATTTGACATTTCCGTTTGTGACTAGTTTCAAATTCATGTTTTCCTTTTCAATTGCTTCCCAGTCTATGTCTTTACGACGAATCAGTGGCGTATCAAATTGTCGCCAGGCTTTTTTCACGTGATGCTGAGGTCTAAGAAACTTGCGTTTTGTTTCTACAACATAAGGCCATGCTCGTTCTAAACTGCGAGCCATTTCAAGCCTGCCATCACCTGCATACAGTTGGTCTGTGTTGCCACCCTTCATTGTCATTGTTCTAGCCTTACGAATCATGTAGACATTTAGCAAAACAGTTGCCCACCCAGCAACTAGAACTTGCAAACTTAGGTCTGTGTCTTCGTTGTATCGTCCACGCCATTCAAAAGGCAAGTCATTGCGAATTAGCAGATTGGAATACACACGACAGTTTCGGATGAATGGAGTTGTGGCTGAAAAGGTAAAGGATTCATAATTCATGCCTGAAATTGCTATGTTTTCATAGCGGTCTGTAAATTTTTCAACTTCCAAAATCCCAAGTATTGAACTGCACAGATACCTAGTGCCCTTGTGAAAGTAGAGCATGTCACGAATGTTGTCATCCCAAATCCAGTGTCGTTCTGCGCCTGTTGCTTTTGCATGTTGCCAAACCCAGTTGCGAGCTGGAATGCTACCTAAACCAAGATTGGAAAATGGCAAAGTCAAGATGATGTCTTTGTCAAAATGGTGAGCGTAATCGTCAAATTCCTGTGGTTCAACTACCAATTTGAATGGCACATTGTCCCGAATAAACATGTTTGCTGTAAGACAAATGTCACTTCTGCCTTTGCTAATTACATAAATTGGGTATTTAGGCTTCAACATCTGGCACAAACCTCAATGATTTGATGTCTAAGTTCTCTCGTTCTGGGTACCAGATTGACCAAACATTGTTTATTTTTTTGTTTATCAGTGTTGCACCAATCATGTCCAAAAAGTCTTGTCTGTCTTGGTCTGATTCAAACCGCACATTAACTGTTGGATGGTCTTGCTTTCCTTCAAAGTCAGACATTCCAACCCATTCAGCTGCGTCGTCTTTACTTTGCAATTCATTTGCTGGTCTGGTTGTAAAGGCAAGTGCAGCCAACTGATTTTCGTCAAACCCAGTTCCCATTAGTGCGCCAACGCCTTCAATTTCCAGCAAGCCTTTTAGCAGTTCAGTTAGCGCTCTGTCATTGACTTTAGCCAGATTGTTTATTTCGTTGTCTGATGTCATAACCTTTAGCGCTTTGGGGTCAGTTGAATCTATGTCCAGCTGAATCACTGGCACTCGTTTTTTGCCCATGCGTTTTGCAGCCTGAACAACACCATGCCCTGCAAGTATGGTTTTGTCCTTAGCTACTACTACGTTTCTGTAAAATCCATGCTGGCGAATACTTGCTTCGATTTGGTCTAGCTGAGAATCGGGGTGCAATTGGTAATTTTCTGGATGTGGTTTAAGTTCACTGATGTTCATGTGAACCATTGTGAATGGATTTTGTTGCCATTCCAACAAGTCATCTAGCTCATCCTGTGTAAAGCCAACAGCCTCAATCTCTGTTTCAAGCAAATTTGCTAGTTGGTCAATCAGTGCATCTGTATTCCAGCTTGAAAGTTCACTGGTTCTGTTGTCTGCAATGGCAAACGCCTTGATTTTTTCTGGCTTCCAGTCAGCTGGGATTTTGACTGCTTGAATTTCAGTCCAGCCTAGACTGCGAGCCGCTTCGACTGTTCCATTCCCAGTGACGACTAGGTTTTTTTCAGTGATGACAACTGGCTTGCGCTGACCAAAGTTTTTTAGTGATTCAGCAATTGCTTGCAGTGACCTGCTGTCGTGCTTTCTGGCATTCTGGGGGTCAAGTTCAAGTTCTGCAAGTGGTAATTTGACGATTTCCATTTTTCTCCTTCTGTTGCAGTTTACTGAAAACAAAAGGCAAACATTGTCAATTCACAAAAAAACAGGATTTTCGCGGATGCGTAAGCCTGCA